GATACAAATCAACTAGCACAAGTAATAGGACAAGATAAAAAAGAACCAGTAAAAGCATACGTTGTGAGTAATGATGTAACAAATGCACAAGCATTAGATAGAAACATTGTTAATGGTGCTTCAATAGGCTAATAAATAACAAAACATAGTAAATTTTATTGTTTAAGTATGGATATAATAGAACTTTTTATAGATGAAACAGATGAAGTATCAGGAATTGAAGCTATTAGCGTAGTTGAAAACCCTGCTATTGAATCAGACTTTATAGCTTTAAAGAATCAAGAATTTAAACTTGCAGAAGTTGACAAGGAAAAGCGCATTTTAATGGGTGCAGCTTTGATACCTAATAAACCAATTTACAGAACTAGTGGAGAACAAGAATATTATATATACTTTTCTAAAAATACAGTTCGTAAAGCAAGTGAATTATTCTTTATTAAAGGTAATCAAAACAATGCAACACTAGAACACCAATTAGAACTTAAAGGATTGACAGCTGTTGAAAGTTGGATAGTAGAATCTGAACAAGATAAAAGTAGAATGTACGATTTAAACGTACCTATTGGGACTTGGATGGTATCTATGAAGGTTTTAAATGATGATGTATGGAAACAAGTCAAAGAAGGTAAGGTAAAAGGATTTTCAATAGAGGGTTATTTTGCTGACAAACTAGAAAGACCAAATGAATCCAACGAATTAAAAGCACAAGAAACAATAGATAAATTAAAAAACCTATTTAATGCCAACAACTAAAAATACTTCTTATAAAGTACACGTATTTCATACTGACCAAGCAGAGGTAGATAGTGTAAACATTGAACAGGGTGCTATGTTGCATACAGATGAAGCCTTGTATATGGGTCATAACGGAAGAAACGTAATTGTTTATCCACAGCAAAGTGTTTCAAGTGCAGGTTGGGCAAGATACGATGATACAATTTACACTAGTAATAATAAGCTAACTCTAGTTGCAGACACCTTAACAACCGCTCCTAATAACGCAGGTAATATAGTTAGGAGTCATTCAAGTATATCGTTCTACGACTCTTCAACTCAAAAGATACTAGGTGAAAACGTAAATGACACTTATTTATTTACTCTTGCATTCAAAGCACAAGTACCTAATGCTAATCAAACATTTTTAGAGTATAATCTACAAGGTTCAGGACAAATAGCAAGAGTCTCAGGTACTCTAGCTTTTCCTAAAGGTAATGATGTAGAACATACTGAGAGTATGGTTATGCAATATTATACAGATGCGGACTTTGTAGCTAATGGTGTAGAGCTAAAAATAACTTCAGTAGGTGGTAGTGCAAGTGTTTGGGATATTATATACTTCATACAACGTACACAAAACGGAAATTTATACTAATGGAAAGAGAAAGAAACCCTAGTCCACAAAACGACAAAAGAGCGTGTATGTGCAAAGATGGTAAAACATATTCAAGAAAATGTTGTGATGGTAGTTATCAAGCACAAGGGATAGGAAACATAACAGGAACTGAATAAATTTATAACAAAACGTTAAATATATTATTATATAAATATGGATTTAATAACAAAACAAATACTACAAAAGTTTTCTACTCAAAGGGTGGAGTTAGGGCTACTACAAGATATAGAATCAGACTATGATTTTTTATTAAATAAAATAAAACCTTTAGAAGATAAATTTTATGATGCACTTTCTGATGCTAAAAATTATCAGAAGTTTTTGATAAAAGATTCAAGTAAACTTGAAAATGTACAAAAAGATATTATATCGGCTAAAAGAAAATTAAAAGAAATAGGTCTTGACAAACAAGTATCTGCGTTAGATAAAATGTCTTCCAAAGTTGATGCAATGGTTAAAGATATAGAAAGATTAAAAAATATTAAATTATAATTAGTAGCAATTCCTTATATGGGTTTTTTTTAGGCATTTTTTACAAGTAACATATTCTAATCTTGTATCAAAATCTCCTACTGAATCTACATCTTTATTACAAGATGTTTTTGCTATAATAAAATAGTTTCCTGCACAGTCAGGATGTAAATAATGAATTTTAACCATAATTGTTTGTTTGTAACAAATGTAATAAAAAAAATAACACTATGAAACCAAGCGTACACAAAATACTAACTAAGTTATCTAATCATAAAGTTGAGTTAGCAAGAAAAGCACCAAGCGTAGAAAAAGATTTTGCAAAACTTGATGATAAATTAAAAAAAGCAGAAGCAAAAATCGATTCATCTTTTATGGCTTATAGAAAAGAATGGAATAGTTTTCAAGATATTATAAAAGAAGTTGAAGGAGATAGAAAAAGATTAGAAAACGACATAAAAGAAATTGGTCAAGCTGCTATGGATTTAGGTGTTGATTTTAATTCTGTAAAAGGACTAAAAGAAGCACAAGACTTGTCAAGAAAATTAGATGGATTAACTTCTGATTTGCCAAAGTTATATAAAGAGCCTAAATAAAAACACAACAAACACATTACTAATTTATTGTAATATTATATGAAAGCAACAGATATGTTAAACAAAGTAAAAGAACTTATTGGGGTAGAACTATCCGAAGAAGTTAAGTTGGCTCAAGCCACACTAGAAAACGGTACTGTTATTGAAAGTGAATCATTTGAAGCAGGAAGCGAAGTGTTCATTGTAACAGAAGATGAAATGGTAGCTTTACCAGTAGGCGAATACAAACTTGAAGATGGGGAAACTTTAATTGTAGAAGAAGAAGGAATTATTGCTTCTATAGGTGCAGTTGAAGAAGAAGTTGAAGAAGAAGTAGAAGCTGCTGAAGATAAAAAAGAAGAAATGGAATATGCTACTAAAGCAGAACTTTCTGAAATTAAGGCAATGATTGACGAAATAAAAGCAATGATTGAACCTAAAGAAGAAATGAGCGAAGAAGGTGTAAGTTCTATTAAATCTGAAGAAACTACAACTAAAACAGTTTATGCTGAAAAGGAAGAAGTAAAAGAAGAATTATCTGCTGAAACACCAGTAGAAAAAATTACTCACAATCCTGAAGCTGAATCAAAACCAAATTTAAACCTATATGCACAAAAAAGAGCATTAAGCACAGCGGATAGAGTTTTACAAAGAATTTCACAAATAAAAAAATAAATAAATAAATTATGGCAACTACAACTAGTATTACAACTACTTATGCAGGGGAGTTTGCAGGACAATACATTTCTGCTGCACTTTTAAGTGGTACGACAATTGAAAACGGTGGAATTACCGTTAAACCAAACATTAAATTTAAAGAAGTATTAAAAACAGTTTCTACAAACGATATCGTAACAGATGCAGCTTGTGATTTTGTTGGAACTTCTACTATTACACTTGACGAGCGTATTCTACAACCAGAATACCAACAAGTAAACTTACAATTATGTAAGAAAGATTTCCAAAATGATTGGGATGCAATTTCTATGGGCTATTCAGCTTTTGATTCACTTCCTCCTTCATTTTCTGATTTCTTAATTGGACACGTTGCTGCTAAAGTAGCACAAAGAACTGAAACTTCTATTTGGGAAGGTTCTACTGCAACAAGCGGACAATTTGATGGATTAACTACTTTGTTAGGTGCAGATGCTGCTCACACAGGTTCAACTAAAATTACAGGAGAAGCTATTACTGCTGCAAACGTAATAGCTGAATTAGGAAGTATAGTTGATGCACTACCTTCTGCAATCTATGGAAAAGAAGATGTAAAAATCTATATTTCACAAAACATTGCTAAGGCTTATGTATCTGCACAAGCTGCTTTAGGTTACAGAGATTTATATAACGTAGGACAAACTGAAATGAACTTTCAAGGTGTTCCATTATTCGTTGCAAATGGTCTTGCTGCTAACGCTGCTATTGCTGCTGAAACTTCAAACCTTTACTTTGGTACAGGTCTTTTATCAGACCATAACGAAGTGAAAGTAATTGATATGGCTGATATTGATGGTTCTCAAAATGTACGTGTTGTAATGAGATTTACAGCAGGTGTACAATACGGAATTGTTTCTGATATCGTATCTTACGGAATCGGACTATAATAATAAGATTAACTAACTTAAAGGGTGGGTAAGCCGAATTTGTGCCTACCTACCCTTTTTTAATATAAAATAATATGGCTTGTGATTTAACCAAAGGTAGAAAAGAACCCTGCAAAGATGTAGTAGGTGGTCTTAAAGCTGTTTACTTTACTGATTTCGGAGATTATGGAACGGTAACAGAAACAGATGACGAGATTACTGATATGACAGGAACTTTTGTAGCTTTTAAATACGAATTGAAAGGAAATAGTAGCTTTGAACAGGCTATTACTTCTTCACGTGAAAACGGAACGACTTTCTTTGACCAAACTTTGACACTTACTTTAAAAAAATTAAGTAAAGAAGATAACAAAGAATTAAAACTATTAGCTTATGGTAGACCACACGTAGCTGTTGAAGATTATAACGGTAATGTATTTGTTATGGGCTTACAGCACGGAGCGGAAGTAACAGGTGGAAGTGTTTCAACAGGGGCTGCAATGGCTGACTTATCGGGATATACTTTAACGCTTAATGCACAAGAAGTAAAACCTGCTAACTTTGTTTCTGCACCAACTGCTGCTGACCCATTTGCAGGAATGACTAGTGCAACGGTAACAGTAACAGAAGGTACAAATTCTTAACAAGGGTAAAAATTACTTTTGTTCTAATAACAAGGGTAAAAAAGAATTTCATTTTGATAAATTAGGGTGGCTATACGCTACCCTTTTTTTATGTCTTATAAATAACAAAAAACAAATAATCTTATTGTATATATATGATAGTATTAGAAGAAAGTGCATCAACACAAATAATTAATTTTATACCACGTCAATTTGTAAGTGGAGATACTTATAATGTAACTATTATAAATGAAACTACAAATACAGAAGTGTATAACCAAGATACTACTGAAATCACAGAACACTTATATCATAATCAATTTAGTGCGGTGTTTCCAGTAAAGCAAGATATAACCTATACAATAACTGTAACAGGAAGCGAAGTAGTATATAAAGATAAAATCTTTTGCACTAATCAAGCGGATGTTACTTCTTATAGTGTAAATGAAGGTGCATATATTTTTAATGATACAGATAACGAATTTATTACAGTATAATGGATAACTTACATATAGTTAATTTAGCTTCATACAATAGACCTAAAATCAGCGAGGATAAAAATCGTGATTGGGTAGATTATGGAGAAGATAACGATTACTATTCTTACTTAATTGAACTTTACACTAATTCAACAACTAACAATGCTATTATTAATGGTGTTAGTAATATGATTTATGGTAAAGGATTAGATGCACTAGATAGTAATAGAAAACCAAATGAATACGCTGCAATGCGTTCTATATTTTCTGATAGTTGTTTAAGAAAAATAACACTTGATTTAAAATTATTAGGAGAAGGTTCTATACAGGTTCTTTACAAAGATAAAAAAGTAGTAAAAGGAGAGCATTTTCCAAGACAAACATTACGAGCAGAAAAATGTAATGAAGATGGACAAATAGAAGCATACTATTATTATCACGATTGGGCAAAACTTAAAAGAAGTGATAAACCTAAAAGAATCGCAGCATTTGGATTCGGAAATGGTACTGAACCTGAAATAAAAATTATTAAAAAATATGTTTCAGGATATGACTATTATTGTCCTGTAGATTATCAAGGTGGTTTAGCTTATGCAGAACTAGAAAGTGAAGTATCTGATTACCTTATTAATGATGTACAAAATGGATTTAGTGGTACAAAGGTAGTAAACTTTAACAATGGTGTTCCTGACCAAGAGAAACAGATACAAGTCAAGAACGATGTAATGCGTAAATTGACAGGAGCACGTGGAGAAAAAGTAGTAATTGCATTTAATAATAATGCAGAATCTAAAACTACTGTTGATGACATTCCATTAAACGATGCACCTCAACACTACGAGTACCTTTCAAATGAATGTTCTAATAAGTTAATTGTAGCACATAGAGTAACAAGTCCATTACTTTTAGGAATTAGAACTGAAAACAATGGTTTAGGCTCAAATGCAGACGAAATAAAGACCGCTGCGCTACTTTTTGACAATATAACTATAAAACCCTATCAAGACTTAATTACCGATGCCTTAGACGATATATTAGCGGTTAATGGGATTAGTTTAAAACTTTACTTTAAGACTTTACAACCTTTAGCATTTATTGAAACTGACAATGCTATTACTGATGAAGCACGTGAAGAAGAAACAGGTGTAAAAGATGAATTAACATTATCTAAAGAAGAAAGTTTTGATGACAATGAAATGTTTGATTTACTTAGTGAGTTTGGAGAAGAAGAAGATTTAGAAAATTGGGAATTAGTAGATGAAAGAGAAGTAGATTATGACCAAGAAGAAGCATTAGATAAAATGATAAATTTAGCTTCAACAGGAACTGCAAGACCAAACGCTAAAAGTGAACAAGATGAAGTAACAAATGATTTAACAGCATTCAAGGTACGTTATCAATATGCACCATTAAAAACACAAGCAAACAGTAGGGATTTTTGTAAGAAAATGGTAAGTGCTAAAAAGATTTATCGTAAAGAAGATATTACTCAAATGAGTACTAAAGCAGTAAATGCAGGTTGGGGGTTAAACGGTGCCGCTACCTATGATATATGGTTTTGGAAAGGCGGTGGAGCGTGTCATCATTTTTGGATGCGTAAAACATATATGGCAAAAGGTGTACAGCCTGATGCAACTAACCCTAAAGCAGAAGTAAGTGTAAACAAAGCAAAAAAGGAAGGTTTTAAACCTGAAACAAACGACCCTAAAGTGGCAAAACGACCGAAGGATATGCCTAATCAAGGATTTGTAAATAAATAAGAAATGGCAGAAGCAATACTAATAACACGAAAAGACGTAGTAAAGTTTACTGCAATGAATGGTAATGTAGATACTGATAAATTTATTCAGTACATAAAGATTGCACAAGATGTACATATCCAAAATTATATTGGTACTGAACTTTTAAAAGCTATACAAGCTAAAATTACAGCAAGTACATTAACAGGGGACTATTTAAGCCTTGTAGTGGACTATATAAAGCCTATGTTGATACATTGGGCAATGGTTGAATACTTACCCTTTGCAGCATATACAATCGCTAATAAGGGCGTTTATAAGCATAGTTCTGAAAATGCTGAAAATGTATCAAAAGAAGAAGTAGATTTTTTGATGGAAAAAGAACGTGATATTGCACAATATTATACAGATAGGTTTATATCTTATATGAGTTTTAATGCAAGTTCAAAGTTTCCTGAATACTATACAAATAATGACGAGGATGTATATCCTGACAAAGATGCAAGTTTTGAAGGATGGGTGCTGTAAACAAATACAAACCAAAAGAAATTAATATAATTAGATTAGAAAAATATTTAAAAAAAATATCTAATAAAACGAATAATGAATTATGGCGCAAGAAATAATTAATATTGGTACTACACCTAATGATGGTACAGGCGATCCGTTAAGAACTGCATTCAATAAAGTAAACGAAAACTTTACGGAATTATATACAGATGATGCAGGAGATGTTAATTCAATAGAAGCAACAGCACCAATTGCTAGAGATAATGCAACAGGAGCAGTTACAATTTCTTTGAGTGATTTAGGAGTTACAAGCGGAAAACTTGCAGCAGATTCGGTAATTACTGATAAAATATTAGATTTAAATGTTACAACTGCTAAAATTGCAGATGATGCTATTACAACGGATAAATTAGCTAATTCAATTAATACTACAATTACTGATTTACAAACTGACAAATACGATAAAACAGGGGGTACTATTTCAGGAAATGCTACAATTACAGGTAATTTAATAGTAGACACAAATACTTTATATGTAGATTCAAGTAATAATCGAGTTGGGATAGGGACTGATAGTCCTTCTTCTAAATTAGAAATATCAGGTGCAACAGGTTCGTATGATTCTGGAATAGGTTTTAATGCTACAGGTACAGGAGCAAGGGTTTATAGAACTTTTATTGATACAAGTGGAACTTTTAGGTTTGATGATGTATCGGCTGGGTTTTTAACAAGATTAGCTATTAGTACCAGTGGCAACGTAGGAATTGGGACTACGAGTCCT